GTGTTCTTTGATAAAGGTAAATGGAGGTCTACGATCTGTTTTAATCATACAAGATATTACTTAGGAGCTTATTTTACACAAGAAGAAGCACAGGAAGCTTACAATTTAGCTGCTAAACGATTGTGTAAGGAATTTGCACGAACAGAGAAAGTGTGATATTAAGGAATGAAGCGATACAAAAAGGAGTAAAATAATGTTTGATTTTAAAAAAGTAGTTGGTAGCCTATTTATGGCGATCGGTGGTTTTGGGATTTTCTTACTACTTGTAGAGGTTGCTTTTCTTTTAGAATTAAACGGCATAGCTGGCATTCTAATTAATAACGAAGCACTATTTGAGAATTGTATGAATATAGCAAGGTAGTAGATCATGAAGAAGAAAATAGATGATCAGTTTGAGGTTTGATAAATGGCTACAAGTCAAGAAATCTTAGATGCGTTGCAAACTAAAATAAAACAGGATTTAAGAGTCTCGTTGCCTGGTATTATTAAGAGTTATGATCATAAAAAGCAGATGGCGGACATAGATTTTAGTCCAGAACTGCTAGCCGATAACAATATTAATCCGCTTAAGGGTATTTCGGGAGTTCCTGTTATCTTTCCAAGATCAGGCGGGGCATCTATTACCATGCCAGTAAAAGCTGGTGATGGTTGTGTTGTTATCTTTCTAGATAGAGATGCAAGAAACTGGTTACTCGGCAAACCTAAGGATAGACCAATGACAAGGCGGATGCATACTCTTAACGATGCTATAGCTTTTGTTGGACTTACTCCTTTTTCTGCCGCAAGTGTTGCTTTGAATAATACTGATATGCATATTCAATATGCTGGCTCAAGCATAACACTTAAACCAGATGGCATAACAGAAGTCGTTGCTGCCAAGCAAATTGATATAAAAACACCTGATTCAAATGTAACAATAAAGCCTGATGGACTCATTGAAATCAATGCAGCGAAAAAAATAGATTTAAAAACAAAAGATATTAGTATAAACTGCACTGAGGCGATTACTATTGAATGCAAAAATGCTTCAATAAAAGCCGCTGAGATTATTAGTGCAGAGTGTACCAATTTTAATATAAAAGGAGCTTTGCAGGTTGAGGGGAACATTACGAGCACTGCGGTAATTACTGGACAAAGTGTACAGACTACAGGCGGCGTTGGATTAGATGGGCATACACACCAGTATGTTTTACCACTAGACCCAGCACCAGCACAACCAGGCATTACTACTACCGCAAGCGGTGGAGCGGTTGCAACAACAGTTAGCAGACGTAGATTTGGCGATTCCATATTAGATGGACTATAATAAAATTAATTTATGTTATATTCTTTTATTTGTTTTGTTGTGGGGTTATACCTCTATACGCAATTGTTTCATTTCATCCATACTGGTGAATATTTGCATTTAGGTAAAAAGCTGATTACCATAATGTTTTAAGAGATTTTTACTCTTATTACTTTTTTTAGTAATGGATAAAATTATTTTATTTGTTACAGATGATAAAAGCATTATTATAGATATTTTCTTTTATGGTGATAGATTAAAAGAAATAATAAAGATCATATCAAGTTACAAAACATGAAGAACCAAGATTTACAACTAGTCGGCGGTGATTTGCTTATTGAGAATTTTGATTTTAAGCTTACTACTGACGAAACTGTAATAGCACAAAGAGTACAAAGACAATTATTGCTTTTTAAAGGTGATTACTGGCTAGATACTGAACTTGGAGTGCCTTATTTTCAAAGCATACTTGGAACAAAGAACTCACTTGATACAGTACAGGCTATTATCATGAATGCCATCCAAGAAGTAGAAGGAGTCAAAGAGATAACGGAATTTAATATTGCGTTTAATGACTCAACAAGAACTGTTACAATAGAGGTAACATTAAAAGATGATTTAGGTAACGAGGTAACTGTTACTAACAACCCACCTGAAAACACTATCAATCAAATTGTTTTATAAATAGAATCATGGCCTACGGATTAACTAAAGACGGACTAATTACGAAGACTTTTGATGTAATAACTGCCGAGCTACAGCAAGAATTAACTGCTAATTTGGGACAGCTTAATTTCAATGATAATACAGTAATAGGCAATATGGTAAATATCTTCGCAGAAAGGGAAGTATTTATCTGGCAGTTATGTCAAGCTTTATACGATGCTTTATCACCTGTTTATGCAGAAGGGATAAGCCTTGATCATAATTGTGCATTGCTTGGTATTAAAAGATTGCCTGCTACTGTTAGCTATGTAACCGCACAAGTTACAGCGGAAAATTACTCAACATTACCAACGCTTACTTTAGCTAATATCACGGGTCAAAGTGTTAGTTTTATAAACAGGGAATCACTGGACATTAATAATGAATCCTGCACAGCAATAAATTTATCAGTTAATAGTGATGCTTATGATACTTATATTCTAAAGGTAAATGACATTACTATTTCTTACGATAAATTATTGGAAGAAACAACAAACGATATAGCACTGGGAATCAAGGTTTTGATAGAAGATGAACAAGCTTTGTCAACATTAATAGTTACTGTTAATGGGTCTACGATTAACATTCATTCTGATGAATATAAAACCAAGTTCTCGCTTTTTGTAGAATCAGCAGGTTTTGATATAATAGATGTAACAAGTAATGTAATATATTATGCCGAGGCAAGCGGAGCAATACCGATACCCGCAAATTCACTAGTGAATTTTGCTAGTTTAGAAAACGGAATTTTAGCTATTAATAATAATGAAGCTGGAGTTACTGGTACGCCTTTAGAGTCGGATATTGACTTGAGGATAAGAAGAAGAAATATTTTAATGCTAAACGGCAAGGGAACTTTAGACTCTATAAGGGCTAAATTGTCCACTCTTCCTAATGTTTTAACTGCCGCAGTAAAAGAAAATACCACAGAATCCACAGTAGACGGAATCCCGCCTCATGGTTTTGAGGCAATAGTACACGGCGGAACAGATGAAGCTATAGCCAAGGCAATATGGGATTATAAACCGATTGGGATAGCATCCTATGGCAGTGTGTATTTTGATGTCTTAGATAGTACAAACACTGTTCAAAGAGTATACTTTTCAAGGCCAGAAAAGATTTACGTTTTTATAAATATTGCAATCACAAAAAATGATTTCTTTTCTACTGATTCAGTTGATCTTATTAAAACTGACTTGGAAAACAGTTTGATTAATATAGCTCTTGGCGAGAGTATATATTATCAAAGTTTATATTCCATAGTTTACAAATACAGCGGTATAACGAATGCTACTATCCAGCTCGGACAAAGTACTGATCCTGATGCTACTAGTGCTACTATGTCCGCAAATAACATAATTGCTACTGCTAAACAAGTATTGATTGTAGAACAAAAAAGAATTGAGATAATCGTTTCATGACTATAACACCTATTAATAATCATGTTGAGTTAGCCTTTTCTCGTCTTGTAGAGCAAGATAAGGAAAGCAGAAATATAGTAGTCTTTCAAGGGGCTTTAGTAAAAAAATGGCAAGAACTGGAAGACTTGATGTGGGTTCTAACCGAGCAACGTAATATTGTTACAATTATAGGTAGGAGTCTTGACTTAGTTGGTGATGTTGTGGATGAACCTAGGAATTTTCAAGGCGATGAGGAGTACAGAATAGCTATTCTAAGAAAGATAGTGCAGAATAACTGCGGTGGTACTCCAGAAGAAATAATAACCCTGATATCCTTTATTGTGCCGCCAAGTAGTATAAGGGTTTTTGAACTTTCCTACGCTACTTTTATTATAGAAATTACTGCCGATATTAGTATTAATTTAGCTAAATTAATAAAAGCAATAATTAGCATTGCAAAACCTGTAGCTGTAACTTTTGCGGGTTTGATCATTATTCCGACAAATAATTCTTTTACTATGGATAACATCCAGAATATCCAATACGATTATTTAGTGAATAGCAATATTTCTCTTGCGATAAATGCTAATGAAGATACACTAGCGGTTATAAATTTAAAAAATTTTCAAGGTTCAGGGATTAATTTACCTGGACTCGCAGAGCGAGATTTCTTATTAAGTAATCTTGAGACTGACGATAACAAACTTTATTTAGTAGATGATTCAGTAGAATTATTGCTTTCAAAAATGAATAGCTCGCAGGATTATATTGACATCGGCGGCGGATATTTAGCAGAGTTGATAATATGATAAAACCAGACAAAGTAACAAGATGGGCAACTGATTTAACCGTTAGAGACGGCTATGTCAATCGTTTAACTGATGACCCAGACGAAGCGTGGATAAAAGAGGGGTTTTATAGCAAAATAGTTCCAAGACAGGTTCTTAACTATCTTTTTTATAACCACGGCGAGAATTTAAACTACGCAATGCGTTATCTTAACGCACCACCTCAATTTGCTAAGATTGACTTGCCTGTGGCATCAGCACATCCAGGCGAAATTTATTTTGTTTCCGATGAAAACAAACTCGTAATGAGTATAAATAATACATGGAAAGTAATCGCAGTAGTAACTCAGGATTTATAATTAGAAATATATTATGGCAACAACTCAACTCCCTTATTTAACAAGTACAACTAAACTAGAAACTAACGACTTATTATTAACTCGTAAAAGCGGAACTAATGCAGATAATAAAATTACTTTTAATGATTTTGTATCTAGTGTAGGAAATCCAGGCATGAATGGCTATAAGGTGATTTCTCACGCAATATTAAATGATAAGTTAACAATTAATTTACTACCTGCAAATGGTGGTTTTTTACCTCAAACTAATGAAGGTGAACTAACCTTCTCCGAAGGAGGTCAGGTTGCATTTACTATTCCAGTTGATCATAAAGGATTAATTGATATAAAAATATTGGATACTACTTATAATCTAGTTAGTAGTCATGGCGATTCTACCTTTTCTTGTGTTGAGGGTGAATACTTTGTATTGCAATATACCCCCACACAAAATAATAATTTTTTATTCCGCAGAATCAACGATATAGAAGATGCTGCTTATGTTGATTTCTATTCGGTAACTTCTACTACAGTTGCTAACAACATTACTACTATTAGTCTTGCTACTACATTCGGAGCTTTAAAAACCAAGTATTTTGAAGGGATGGTAATTAATTTTGTTCCAACTATGCTTTCAAAAAGTCCTATAAAAATTAAAGTAGATGGTTTAATAGAAAAGGATTTTAATTTTGAATTAAATAATATAGAAACTTCTGTTTATCCTAATCAACCAGTAAGAGCTGTATTTAATGGCTCTAAATTTATTATAAGAGCTAGAGATTATACTAGCTTATGGCCTAATTTTAAATTTGTTGGAAGTTATACTGACAACTATTTGTTTAATTTCAGAAATTTATATTATACGAATATAAATAGTTATGTTTATGAATTTACTTTAGATACTAATTTAAATACAAATTACACAACTCTTGAAGAAGCTATTTTAGATATAGAAAGCAAATTTGGAGCTAATAAAAATAATGTAAAAGTAAAATTAAAAATAGGTACTGTTCAAATTAGTCAATCAATATGTATAGATCGTGATTTATCTTATATTGAACTTAACCCTTTATCTAATGAGATAGATATTGATTGCAACGCTTTTACTGCTGCATTTTTTATAATTGGTGATGGACAATTTTTTTCAGTAGCAAGAGGGGTTACTATTAATGTTTCAAGTAGCGTTTCTACTTCTAGCCTAACAGGGTTTAACTTCATACATGTACATAATAATACACATAATATTTTTGAAGATTTTAGTATTATAATAAAAACCTTTGCAACGAATAGAACAGTATACTCAGTTTTCTGTTTTGTGATAGCGGCAACTGGTGTAAGTATAAAAAACATTACTATTAATTCTTTGAATAACAACTATTATCATGGAATAAATGCAGGGGTATATTGTTCTCATATCTATTTAAATAACGTTGTTATAAAAAATAGAAAACAATCAGGGCATGCTTTTCTTATAGGCGGTGTTACTTGGAAGAATAATACTACAACTTATACTCCTTACAGACACGATATTTTCTTAATAAATTCTGATTTATCTTCGGATAGTACAATAGATGCTTCTGATATATATTTCTTGAATCCTCAAACTTACAAAGGATATGCTACTTTAAACCAGATTGATTGCAAAGCTGGGTGTAACGTAACAGCTAACACAAGTAGTCCAAGATGGGGAATATATACTAGAGAAGGTGATGGAAATACACAAGGAACTTTATAGAGGCTAAAATGAAACAAAAATCAATTAGAACTTTAGGAAAGCATGGACTTTTTTTACAAAAAAGATTTCCTAACAGGAAATACTCAGTATCTTACGCCATTGCAGCAATTGATGAGCTTGTAAAAGTTCCACTCAATCAAGACCAATTTGACGCTCTGGTTTCTCTTATATCTGATATGGGAAAAGAAATATTTGCCTCATCTATGGCCTTAAAAAATATTAATAGCAAGGAATTTAGCCAAGTGTGGGTAGATATAGGCTCACTTGGTTTAAAACATGGCAATATCTTTCAAAGAAGAGTAGAGGGAGTAGTGTTTAAAGGTACTTTCTGCGGTCATATATAATAAGGAGGTAATTTTTATGCACTCCTTAAAAGAGGCGGTGGATTTTGTGAAAGGAAAAATCAAATCTGGGTGGGATAGTTTAAACCTGAACTTTTATAAAATAATAGTTTTATGGCTTTTTGCTATTACTACCTTCATGCTGTTTGTAGAGGCGGAACGATTACAAGAAATGCGTTTAATGGTTCTCGCCTGTACGAACCTTATAATTGGGCTTGCTACTTTAGTGCGAGCAATTAATCTAGATGACGATTCTGATGGTACTGATATTGACGATATAGGTTAATATTTTTCTAGTTCTTCCTTATATATTTCATATTTTATTTTAAACATATATACATCGCTTAGCCAGTTATTGAAGTTGTCGCAGGACTTGCGAGGTACACAGACTTGTTTAATTTCTTCTACTGCCTTTAGAGGAATCAATGGCACTTCTGGTAAAACTATAGTCGGTATATTACTTGTTTTTTTCTGACAACCGCTCAAGATTAGCATCAAGATCAGTATGCTTAATTTTCTCGCTAGCATTTAGTACTTTCTGTTGAATATTAATTACTTTTTCTTTCTCTATGTTATTTTGTACAAGATCGTTTTTTTCTATAGTTAATTTAGTATTCCGCCGAAGAATATAAATACTAAAAAAGGTTATTATTCCTATAATAACGTAGTGAATATTGCTAAGAATAATACTAAGCATAGCTTTTAATTATAAATTTGATTTCGAACTTTAGCGTTTTAAGTCTTGTTTTTGATAAATTCCTGTGGTATAAAAAAGTTGAGGGGCTAAGCTCTAACTTAGCTGACCTCTTTTCTTAGTATCTATATAGGTAATATAATGACAGAAAATAAAAATAATTCAACTTTTAATCCAATAAAACTACTCGATAATTTAATTAGTCTAAAAAATGCCTTGACTATACAAGATAATAAAAATGTTAAACCTAATACTATAAAGCCTATTGATAACAAAACTAATGAAATATTAATAGAGGATAAAACTAAATTTAAAACAGATGGCTTATGATACTAATCAATAAAAACAAAGGAGTGAATAAAACTAATCGTAAACTCCAAGATAAAATTTTTATTCTTTTATTGTTTGTCTCATAATTTTTTATTATACAGTCTTCGGAATCTAACAAGATTTTTGTTAAAATCTTACCAAAAATCTTGTTATCCAGACTACTTACAACAGAGCTATTAAGCCAAATATCGGGTAACCTCCCCATACCTCCATACGACTGAGGTTTTATGACGTAACACAATAGAATAGCTGTAATAACAAACAACAAATAGCTAATCAATATACTAGTTTGAAAATAATCTTTAAACACAACATCTTTAGGAAGTTGATATATTTCTTTTGTCATCCATATTATACTCCCTAAAACAAAAGGAAGTATAAAATAAGCCCTTCTATCTATCCTTTCTTTTCTGTTGTTTTCGTCTATCATTTTTAATTCGGCTAACCTTAAGGCTTCTTGCAATAAAGGTAAGTTAAAATTTTCTATTTTATGAATGTCTTCTATATTATTTATCTTAGACATACCGCTCTCATTAATAAATTGTTGAATATATCTTTAGTATCTTGATTTCTTCTGTTGTATCTATATTCAAATTCTGCAAGATATCTTTGTAAGTATTTTTTACTAACCCAGTGAAACTGACCCATAATACCCCTTTTTAGAATAGCCCAAAAACTCTCTATGGTATTCGTGTGAATATCGCCTCGTACGTATTCCCTGCTATGATTAACGGAATAGTGGGCAATTTTATCGTTCATCTTATTATAGCCTTTGTATTCATCTGTTACAAGTAAGGTTTTCTGCGATATCAATGTTTTTACGTACAAAAGCTAGTAAACCTTTATTATCTAGCATAGATTTAGATACGTGTTCAATCTTAACGCTACCCTTACGTTCTACAGCTCCAACTATTGCTTCTTTCTTGGTAGCACGTCCTCTAGGACTTCCTTTGCCATCGTTGTTATCATCGTCCTTTTTTTTCTTTACGAGGTCTCCCACCGATATAACATTCATCCATCTCAACGATGCCTTTTAATAGTTCTGCTTGGTCGCTTGCCATCGCCTTACGAATGCGGTGCATCATACTCCAAGTTGTCATTGCTCTTAGCCCTAGGTCTCTACTAGCTTGTAGCGAAGACAAGCCTTTTTTAGCATTAAGCATCAGAGCTATAAGCATAAACCACTTATTAAGCGGTACGTGGCTATGGTGAAATATTGTGCCTACTGTTACGCTAAAAACATGATGGCAGTTCCAACATTGCCATCTAGTTTTAGTCTTTTCTCTATGTTTACAGGTTTTATTCGAGCCGCATTTTGTACAAATAACCCCATCTCTCCAGCGTATTTGTTCTAAATACTCTATAGCCTGCTGATTATCTTGGAATTTTGCAAATATTTCTATTAAGTTCATAATAAATTACCTCATACCTATATAATATAAGGTTTATAACTATTTGTCAAGACTTAAAGCGCTAAAGTCCGAAGAATTATATTAATTGACTATTTCTTTTTCCACAATTCTATTTCTGCGTTTCTTCTATTTATCAAACCTTTGCTAACTCTTTTTTTTGTTTCGGGAATAGGCAATTGCTGTTCTTTTTTGTGCGTAGTTTCTTCTATCTTGGGTAATGGCTTAGCAGGATAATTATTACAACTACAGAGGCACAATAAGCAGGTTATTATTGAAATTATTATGTTCTTCATGATACATATACCCATTTTGCTAGTTCTTCGTCTATTTCATCGTACAAACCTTGGTTAAGTTTTTTTAAAAGCGTGGACTGTTTAAAAGCTCCGACACCTACATTAAAAACAAAGGATACTAAAGCATCAAACCTGTTTTGTGTTAACGGCACTACTACATATTTGTTAATAGCTTCCTCTGCAATTTCTATATCCTTTTTTAATAGTTCTTCTGCTTCTTCTTCAGTGATTATGTCAAATGTTTCATGAGATAGTATTACATGTCCGTAGCCGATAGTATTTTCACCGCTTGAACATTGATATACTTTACTGGCAAAACCGCCATTTGGTCCTTGTTCAAACTTTTTTAATAGTTTTATAGCTTCAATTCCTGCTTTCATTTTGTAATATCTATGTTGTGGCCAGTTGTGATTCTAATCATTAACTCTAGCAATTGTTCCCACAAATTATCATTGCCAAATATCCAGTGGGAAAATATGCCGCCAGCTACAAAAAAACCGAATATAAAGCCAATGATAAATTCTTTAGTACAAACCAAAGTAATTAGGTAATTCTTTGTTTTTTCTAAAATCTCACTCATTTTAAATATTTTTTATTTTAATTCAAAGCAAACATGCTATAACGTAGCTGCATGTAAAATATTTTCTTAATAATTGGTTTTGCCTTTTATTAAGGGAATGTTTTTACATGCATTATGATCTAGGTTGTGATGGATTATATCTATCACCATCTAGAACTCCAGAGTCCTCTTAAAACGTAAAATTCACATCCGCAGTTAACGCAACACTTCTAATCGCAGACAAATTAAACTGCATACGAAGAACGCACATTGCTTCATAGCGATTAATATTCTTACTTAAGTATTTTTCTGGTATCCAAGGTCTTTGACCTTCTGAAATATCATACTTTAGCCATTTCTTGCTTTTTGAACAGCTATCGTCCGTGTTATGCGTGTTCATATAATCGCTTGCAGCTGCTAATGCTTGATTGTAATGACTTGAGTTAGCCAAGATATGTACTTCCTTGTTATTTACTTTTTTTTCCTCCTCTTCTTTTTCTTCTAAAAAACCAATAGCTAAATATCTGTTCTGATCTTTTATAACGATAGCTGTCGAATATATTGTTGCCGCTATTTTTATACTCTCATTAATATCGTGCCACTTGAAAATTGAATTACCGAGCAATTTAAGCTCTATCATTTTAAAATCATCTAGCAGTTCTTTACTATCTGGCAAAGATTCTATTTCTTCTTCATCTTCACCAAATACATAACCGCAAAACGCACATTCTAAGGCTTCCTTGATGTTGCTATGATAACAGTCTGGGCATATCTTGAAATCGTCCGTTTTCTTTCCTTGTTTACGTCTAGCTGCGTGTATGTCCTGTTCCAAAGAACCATGAGTTAGAAGAGAAGTGCCAAAGTCTAGAACAATACAATCATCTTTTTGAGTATCAGGATAGATGCTAGGGTCTATCGTTCTAAGCCCTCTACCGATCATCTGTATCATTGTTCCCTTGAAAGAACAGGGACGTAGTAATACAACACATGATATAGGTTGATAGTCCCAACCTTCTGTTAATACTGCTACATTAACAATAACTTGGATTCTATCCTTATCCATGGCTTCAAAGATTATTCTTCGTTCATCCTTAGTCATTTCCCCGGTAATAAGAGCTGCACTTATGCCGCAGGATATGAACTTTTGTGTTACTGTTTCTGCGTGGGCTATGGTAGAACAGAATATTACTGTCTTGCGATTTCCTGCTTTTTCTATCCAGTGTTCCCATACTTTTTGATTGGATATTTCCGTATTCATTAAACCAGCGACCTTATCCATATCATATTCGCCGTCTCTGTCTCTTGCTTCCTCTATTTCTTTTTGAATACCAAGATCAATAACAAAAGGACGTGGCGGGACTAGATAACCGCTTGCTATAAGCTCTTTTAGTTTGATAACATGGCAAACATTACCAAATACATCCTTTAGCATTCCGCTGTCATTACGAATAGGAGTAGCGGTAACGCCTAATAAAATAAGGTTGTTATTTCTTTCCTTGAATTTGTTAATAATTGCCTGATAAGACTTGCTCGTAGAGTGGTGTGCCTCATCAATAACCAGCATGTCAATTCTAGGTGCGTTATCAAGATTGTTGCTTCTAGATAAAGTCTGCACCATGGCAAAGGTTACTTGCCCCTGCCAGTCCTTTGTATCTGCATTGCAAATTGATGTTGAGATATCGGGGTTAACAAGCTTAAATTTACTTTCATTTTGAAAAGTAAGCTCGTCTCTATGAGCAAGTACGCAGGCTTTTAAATTTGAATTGTTATTGCATTGTTCGCCTATGATCTTTGAAAGCAGGATCGTCTTACCACTGCCCGTAGGGGCAATACCCAGAGTCTTCCCATGTTTATTTAAGGCTTTAACAGCGTTATTTACAAAGTCAGTTTGATAATGTCTTAAAAGCATTTATTTGTATTTTAACAAAATATATAATATATATAATCGATCACTCCTCTAATAAAAAAAGGAGTAACTACTAAAACCAATAACGCATGAAAACCAGCATGAAAAAAGAAACATTGAGGAATATATTTATCATCAGAATCTTTTAGCTTCTTTAGCATTTGATAAGCTGGAAAATAAACAACATATACAGTTAAGAAAAGAACTATACCATTTAATAGTAACCATGCGTTATACTCCGTCATATTTTGCTCCTTTGTTTTATATTTAAAATGGAGTGCAAAGCTGGAATCGAACCAGCGAATAGAGGGGTTGCAATCCTCGGCCTTCCCACTTGGCTATTTGCACTTAATTAATATTATTATTCCTCAAAGCATCCGTTTTCTTCTAATTATTCATACTTATTTTTTACAAAATCAATACATGCCTTAAGCTCTGAAATACCAAGATCGCTTATATTGTCTACATGTGCTTTATCTAGCCATTTTGCAGTTGTTTCAGTCGGAATGTTATTTGATAGTATTAACGTTCTTAGTTCGTTGACAAGTGCCTTTTTCTGTTCTTCTTCTGGATACCCATCATAAATAATTCCATTATCAGCAGCATTGTAATCTGGCTCTGCAATCTCTTCTTTTGTTTCGAGATAAGATTTCAACATATCAGTTTTACTTAAATGTTGAGATGGTTGCTCTTCCTCTACTGTTTTTATGTACATGTCTTCTATTTCCTCAACCATGTGCATACCATTTAATACTTCTGGCACATGAGTTCTAATAAGAAATATAGCGGCTCTATAGCGAAGCATTAGCTCTGGCAATGTCTTATACTTCTTGTTCTCAGTCCACCCCTCAGCAATAGCTTCTCTCATTGCGATAGTGTAAGATATTTCTTCACCTGTATTCTTTACTTTAGCGTAAGCAGTAACTTTTAAATCATCACCGCTGCCCTCTAGCTTATAACGTATTCCAGAGTCAAATATTCCGCTGGAATTGGCAAGTGATATAGCAAATGTGCTATTCATGCCAAGCTTACCCTTTACAACGTAAGTATTCTGCATTATCAGCATCGGGTCTAGATTCATTCTATAAGCAGTTTGTACAGCTATAAAAGTATTTTCTGGCTTGCCTCTATAGTGAGCTGGCACTATGTCGGATTTTGCAAAAATATTAGCAAATTTATAGGCCTTGTCCATTACGTCAAACATGTCGTTAGAAGTGTTTGTCGTCGTTATTATGTTACTCATCGTTTTGCTCCTTTTTTGATTTTACTCATTTTTATCTTTTTTATTATCTATTATCTTTTTCACTGCTTCTACTGCTTGAAGTACAATTCTACTAATAGGTATTTTATTTTTTCTCTAATTTTTTCTTTAGTTCAGTCTACGTTTCTAATATCATTTCTTACTCCTTAATCCTAAATCAAATTTATTCTTTATTTCAGGTCTCTTTCCTTTATTTACATGGAAAGCACCTTCGCTGTTCAGTTCTAACCACTGGACGAATTTAAGCAAATCCAGTTCTTCAGGGGCAAGAGATAGATATTCAAGAATCTTGGTTTTTGTCATCTTCCGAAAGCCAAATCACCGAGTATTAACATCAACACGATAAAGTTAGTACCAAAAACCATTGTTAATGCCCATGGAGCAAATACGTTATTCATCCAGTTTTCAAATTTGTTCATTGTTTTATCCTCTTTGATTTAAAAAAATTAATTATCATCTCACTTCTGTAATGTGCCATTAACCAATCTTCAATATTGATTATATTAGATTCGTGGAGTTGCAATTCTTTATTTTTACACCACGGAAAGACTTGATGAAGAATACTATCAAAAATAACAGGGAAAAATATTTTTTTCTTTTTTTGAATTTTTGCTTCCAACAAAAGTGTAATTGCTTTCATTCCGTATTCTTTATCCTTGAGCAATTGTTGAAAACATCTTATAGAAGAGACGTTTGCTAAGTCGTAAACATAAAAACACTCAATTCCTCTTTCTGATATATCCACTATCATTTTTGCCAAACATAAATCTAACTGCTCTTTGTATTCTTCATCTTTAGGTATATTATTATCTATTACATTATAAATGCACCATCCATTTAATAATTCAGGGGTGATATGTTCTAAAGTCAAGCTTTTACCTTTTAAAACTCCGTCTTCACTAACAGAAGAAAAAATAACAATATCACCATCCAGTGTATATTTAGGATGATAGACTTTTTGTTGTGCTTGTTTTACTGCCTCAATAGCTTCAATAATGTTCATTCTGTTACTCCTTTTTAATCTTTCATTTTTAAGTAAAAGCCTATTATTGTTCCTATAAAAGCTACTAACAAAATTAAGCCGTTTTCTAGCATAAAAAGTTCTATTTCACTCATAATTAACTCCATAATTTTTTTATTTGATTTTGCTTTCTTGAAGTATGGTCTTTAAAAATTTCATCAAGTTCTTTATTAATTTTTATTTGATCATCTATCCTAATTTTACTTCTACCACCTAATATAGCATAAGCCATTTTTTTATTATTTAGAACACGAACAAATTTTCTTAAATTCTCAAATTCAAGCATATTAACATCCCCTAGAATTTGTATTATAGAACTCAATATGCAGGAATCTCTGCTCTCTAGCTGATGTCTCGTGTAACTTCTCGCCTATTGCATGTCTTAAACCTTGTGGATCATAGCTGCCGTAGTTAAAATCATCTACGCCAAGATTAATAGCTTTCTCAACAAGCTGTCTGTATTCTCTATCTGCCTGTATCTTTAGTGCCGCCTTTAAATTATCCATATTATTTATTAATGTTTTTAGACTCATTTTACTCCTCATAATCATTTGTACACTTTTATAGTACCAGACTAAGAGAGTAAAATCAACCAGTGTTTGAATTTTTAGAATTATTTTTTAGCTCTGTGGCATTTTAGCCTGCTTAACTAAAAATACTCTACTACCTGTCTTTTTCTTTAAAAAGGAGTTGTAAGCTTCAGGCATTTCCAGTTTTAGTTTTTCTGTATCAAGTATCATGCTATCCTTGTTTTTTTTCCAAGTAATAAGTGGTTTTAAATCGTGCTCGCTAACTAGAATATCGCTTTCTTTCATAAATTCCTTAATAGCAAATTCGCAGTTTTCCATCTCGGTTTCAATGCTCTTCTTCTGTGCTTTAAGGTTATTTAATTGCTCTACTTTCTTTTCTATATAGTTGCTTGCGTAAACGCTTTTTTCTGATGAGTTAGGATATAGTTTATCAAGGTCGCTAACTAGCACTGGAGCAGGAGGGGTATCTTTCTCAATATGATTTTGCCAAAATTCCACTCCTTTTTTTAGTAAAATTGCTTCTAGGTCTTTATCTTTTCTATAAGTGTAAATTCTAAAATTTTGTCCACCTATCAAAACGGCTATATCAACTTTCTCAACATCAGTTAACATACTATACCAAGCTACTTGTGTGAGATAAAAGAGGGGGATATCATCCGTCAACTCTTCTTTACCCCAGTCATTTCTCATCATGAAGCCGCTGGTTTTACATTCTAGTATATGCCTTGTACCAGAAGCTATATCATACGCCCAGCGATCAATATTAC